GTCAAATGCCAAACGGCCGTCCAAAGTCGTAGCGTCGAAACCTTCTCCAAAGACCATCGTCGCGATAGTAGTCGTCAAAGCGTTATGAGTGGACGAAGAGTGAAAGAGGTCAATGAGGTACTGCGGGAAGAGGTTGTCGTCCCCGTAGTTTACGAAGCCTTTAGAGTTTGCGCTTTCCGCGTAACTCCTTTCTTGGTATTGGCTGAGTTTTAATATGTCCATTACTGATAGTAAATAACGTTGTCGGGAACGTCGATGGTTGGGATGTTGTAGCCAACTGCTCCCGTCACATCAAGTGTCCCTTCTTCGATGAGTGCGACAACAGTTGTGTCGGTTGGGTCTAAGTTAGTCGTTGAGTTCTGCCCCCAGACTTTATAGAAGTATTGACCCGTTTCCTCTAGTAAGATATCCCCGTTCAAGGGATCGTCGACGTTGGTGAAAATAGAAAGCGCGGTGTACCTCGGATTGTCTGTTGAGACATCTCCAATAAAATAGTAATCTTCGCGGCTTGACATGCTTTGGAAAAGTACGAGATAATTGGCGAACGTATCGAAGTCTTTCTTCATCTCCTGAAGAGTGAGATAAATAGTCTGCTCGGTGGCTGAGTTGGGATTGAGATGTATCATATCGTTTTAAACTAAAAGAGGGAGGACGTAATGCCCTCCCCCTCCTTTGAACCTAACCAAAAAAACAGAAATCAAACAGAGGTGAACGTAATATTCGCGTCGTCAGATGCAACGAATGGAGCAGGGATTGCTTCTTCTGCGGTGAACTGCAATTGATACCCGTTGAGGTCTCCTTTTGCCGTTCCCGTTCCGATAGTACCTCCAGAAGCTTCAGCTCCTTGAGTGTTACCCATCGCGAAATAGTTATCATTGACATCTTGAACGATGATAGTCAAACGCCCCTTGAGCAATTCGGCAACTTCTACGTTGTCCGCTGCAATGAGGTTTGGCATAGTCATCTCAAGAACTTGAGAATAGAAAACAACTCCATTCTCCATTGAAGCGTTGACCGCTTGTTGGAATGAACCTGAGTTCTTTGTGAGTTCAAAACCGAATACTTCGATAGCAGTTCCCGCAGCAACTATACCCGTCGTAATGGTTCCCCAATCAGTCGCGGCGAATTCTTTAATCCATACGCGCTTGATCCCTCCGATTTTATCCTTGCAGGGAAACGCCCTGCCGTTGATTGTTAATGTACAAGCCATGTGATAGAGGAATTAAAGGGAGGAGCCGAAACCCCTCCCATTCAAATTATGTTGTGCGACGTAATACACCCAAACCGTCCAAGTCAACGACTTGAGTGCCGCCCGAGAATCTCATGATGACACGAGTCACATCGTCACCCGTTACACCTGTCAAATCCAATACGGAGGCATTGATATGGTCAGTCAACAAGTTGGTTCCGAAGTACAAGTTGTCGATTTTAGAAATCAACAAAGTATCGTTTGGAAAGCCGTTAGGAACGATAACCTCGTAGCCCTTGTACTTGTCAGCCATTCCTTCAGCTAAGAAAGGAAGGTTGTAAGTGTCCGCTAAAGCCTCATAATACAAGGCATGAGTGGAGCGACTCATAAAGATTTTGGTGTTCTCGTAATCTCCTTGGATAGTTGTAGGACATTGAGTAGATGTCAAAATTGCCAACTTAGCAAGAATAGTCGAAGCAGTCAAAGCACCTGTGAGGTTTTCTTCATATGTTGGAGCACCTAGAACGATGTTTCGCATGATGCCGTTGAATGCAGTATACGTTGCACCGGTAGAAGTACCCGCGTCTGGGTTGTAGTTTCCACTCCAGATATTGTGCTCGATTCCTTCAGCAACCTTAGCAGCTACGTATTGAGCAGCGAAAGTTGTAAAGTCAGCAGGAGCAGCAGAAGACTGTCCTCGCATTTGGGCAGATTCCCAAGTGGCGCGAAGGTCTTTGTTGCATACTTGCTCGTTGATTTGAAGAGCTGAAGTGTCAAGAACAGCTTCACCTAAAGTGAGCGAACCTGAACCCGTAAATTCACAAGTAGCGTCTGCAAGGACAGCTCCTGAGAACTTTCGGAGAACTGCTTTCCCGTGAACGTTTTCAATTGTTGAGATATAACCATTTGCGAGAGTGTCCGCAGACATAATCGCAGCAGCAACGTAAGGACGTGCCGCTTCGCCAGCGTAAGTGCCGACTCCAACATTAGCATTAGCCATTATAGAGAGAATTGATTGTGGATTGCAGCGACGCGCTCCTTGATTGATAACTTTGAAAGGTCGACGGGCTTCGCGGCTTCCATCTTAGGAGCACGAGAGATTGTCTTGGTGGTTTGTTTGCTGAGTTCGGTGATCTTGTTGTCACGTTCCTCAATCTGAGAAGAGAATTCTTTTTTAGCTTCAGAGACTGCGTCAGCAATCATAGAAGCAACATCTTCACGAGTAATCATGTCGGCGGATGCCTCGACTTCTTCAGTCGCTTCTTCAACCACTTCTTCAGCGGGAGCTTCAGCGTCTTTCATTTCAGAGACAGTACCTTCAGCGACGACGAGCATAGAGCCGTCTTCGAGTTGATAGTCCCCATCTGGAAGAGGGATGCGTTCGTTCTCGTCATTCATAACGAAAACAGCGACACCGACAGCAAAAGCGTCTGCGTCGGTCATGATTTCTTGTCCGCTTTCTAGGACGGCGGTAGCCATCAGCGAAACTTGTTCCTCCTTTTCTTCGACAGCGAGTTCCACGCTGTACTTTTCGAAGAGGTCGGAGATGCGTTCTTTTAGATTCATCTTCTGGGATTTGTATTAATAACGATTTAGAGGGGTCAATCCTTACTTGTAATGCGATTTTTTAGGTAATCTATCGCTAGTTCCTTCTCGATGTCTGTAAGCAGCTCCAAATCGCTTGTGATGGGTTTCTGTTGAGAGAGTTCAAACTTGTTCGCGAAATAGCCCTCTATTGAGAAGCCTTTGACGCTGCCTTCCTTCACAAACTTTTCCCAAATAGCGTCGTTCTCTACCTTCATTGAAACCATCCAAGTCCCAACCGGGACATCAAGTCCGTAAATACGGCTTTTGTCTTGCTCTCCTTCGACGATCCAACTCTCTACGAGGTGCAAACCGTTAATGGCGTGTTCATGCTCAAGGGTGGCGTTGGCTTGATTGCCGTTTTTGAAGTATAACTCCATTGCCCGTCGGACGGTCTTCTTTGAGAAGTACACGTAATACTCCTCTTCCTCGGTTTTGCGGTATATGGGTTTGTCGGGAATGAGAGCCGCGCCCATTACGATACGCTTCTCTTCGTCCTGAGTTTTGAAAGTAAACTCTTGAGACTTCATCGCTACCCAATCGGACTCGATAGCGGGGTGTTCTACTAATGACAAAGCGTCGACCCCGTAGAGTTCCGCTTCTTCATCAATTATCAGTTCAATTATATTCATCCTACTAATGCTGCTTGGTCGTTTATTTTTTGATTCGCTTGTTGAGAGTTAGAAACCTCTGAAGCGATGACGTACGTTCTGAATCCATCCTGCCCCGCCCCACCTCCTAAGAAAGAGAGGTCGAGTTGTGGGGCTGTTGGTGTTGGTAGCCCTGCGGCTCCTCCTCCACCTCCTGACGGTGCGGGAGGGGGTGACCCTGCACTCTTGAAACGGCTCTTTGCAATGGTTGCTATTTGGGCGACACCCGTTGCTGCTGCGATAGCTGCACCCGGTAAACCCGCAGGAATACCAAGACCACCTGAAGCGGGGTTGATAGCTCCGATAATAGCTCCCGCCGTGTTGATTATAGCGGTTGAAATTCCAATCGCTTTGTTTCTTTGGAAGGCTTTCTTTTGTTGCTTCTCAGAATCTCCCGAAAACGCCTCGTTCAAAGCGGCTAACGCTCCGAGTGCTTGGGTAGCAAATTGAATCCTCGATTCAAAAACCTCTTTGTTTCGAGCAATCTCTTCTTCTGCGTTTTTCTTTTTTAGATCCTCCTCTTCTTGAAGCAATCTTTTAGACTCCTCTGCGGCTTCCCGCCTTTTATCCATCTTCTCTTGCTCAATAGCTATTGACTCTTGTTCGAGTCCGTAGATAGAGGTCATCAACTCCGTTTGCACAGCCGCGCTTGACTCCGCAGCTTCAGCCGCTGCGATACGTGCTTCCGCAAGTTCGTCCTGCCTTTCTATAGAATCTCCCTGAATGGCAATCTCTCGTTGAACCAAAGCGACTTCCGCATTCGCAATTGCCTCTCTTTTGTCTGCAAACTCTTGGTCTAATTCTGAAGCCCTTTGAGCCGCTTCGATACGCTCCTCAATCGAGAGTCTTTCGTCGTCTCTCTTTTGCTTGAGTTGTTCTATCTCTGCCCGTGCTTGAGCGTACTCAACATTCAGCTCCCTTTGTTGATCCCTGAGTTTTTGTTGTTCTTGAGTGAGTTTAGTAGCGGATTGGGTCGCTTTACCTACTTCGTCAACATATTCACTCGCAAACTCTCCAACAGCATCTGCCGCGTCTCCGATTTTGTCCGTTATATCGGTAACACCTAGAACAACCTGACCGACCGCATCTGCGGCAACTTTAGAAGCCTCTTTCCATTTACCCGATGTAAGCAAATCCCAAGCTTGCCCAATTTTCGGGATGAAAGTTAAAATGCCGTCGATGCGGTTTTGTATGTTTTGCTTTATGGCATCCCCAAGTTTCTGAATAGATTCAACGGGGTTGCTGAAGGCATCTATTACTAGACCCGCAAACGGTTCTATTTTCTGAACCAGGATGTTGAAAGCTGCACCAATTGCAGAAACAACTACCTCAAAAGCTTCAGCAATCTTTTTGTTCTCAGCCATCTTCGCGGTCAGTCCCGCGATAAGTCCAATAAGAAGACCAATTCCGGTTGCTGCTATTGCTGTACCAAGTGCCTTGAATCCCGTCGCTCCAAGTTGAGCCGCGCTTTTTAGACCCTTTCCTACTTTGCTCGTTTGCTTCGCGGTCTCCTCGATTTTATTATCTACGCCCTCAAGCCCCGAGACAATATCCTCAAGTGACCTGGTGACCTCTCCCGTGTCCGTCTTGTACGTTAAGAGAATATCTTGAGTAGTAGCCATTGGATGAGTTTAAATGCAGCGAAGAGATAAGCGGAAACAAAGAGAATAGCGAGAACCCAATCAACAACTTTGAACCAAAGCGGGACAGTAACCTTCTCGCCTTTGTTCTGTAGCAATTGAATGGCCTCTCCTATATAACGATGATTGTCAAGATTCCTCATTGCTCAAAAGGTTGAAAACAGTAAGATGTGTTGTTGTCGTATCGGTAGCCGTAGCGTTCACAGCACTTTCTAGGGACTTGTTCGACTGTTGTTCCGGTGGGGCTTTCAAACGTGATCCTTCCGTTTGCTTTGTTTATCCCGTTCGGTAAATATTCGCAGTCTCGGATATCACCCAAGATTTTGAGCATCTCTACCTTCGCGAGGTCTTCGCTGGTCGCGTCATACGAAATGGATAGAATTCTCCAATACGTGTCCTTTATGAATATCTTATCCGAGAACTCGAAGGTCGCTAATTCGGAGCGAGTGAGCCTGAAAAACGCTGTAAGCTGTCGAGCGTCAGCGGAATAAAGCTGATTTGCCCAAGGCCTCCAATATTTATAGTACAGAGTATTTAGAGGAAACGCTTCTATCAAGTTAAATGGCGGTTCGGCTCCGAAGGACAAGTCTTCGTCTGTTACGGTTGCGTAGAGGTCAGAATATTGAGAGAACGCAGGGAATGTAGTCGTTGACAAGACCGCTGTGTTGTCGTCGTTTTGGTAGAACAAATTACCCGGTTCAAGTCCATTCCAAAAAGCAATTCTAGGAAGTGGGTTTGTGATACTTTTTTCTTCTTGAGCTGTATCAATTAACATCCTATGAATCTCGTAACCCGTACCCGGAATTCGCGAGACTACATGAGGCGAGAAAGGCGTTGTTGTTACTTGTGTTCCTGCGGAAAAGTCGTTGTCGGGATCTTCAACTCTGTATCTTCCGTATACTCTTGAAGCACTTTTGAACACTAAATCGTTGACAATATCCTTTCCGTTGATATGAGTCCAATCATACCTCCGCTTTTGAAGGTCTGTGGTAGGTGTGAGAGCTATGTCTTTCGATAAATCAACTTTGTTAGTCCAATCCTTTTTGCTTCCTGAAGCGAGATAGTCGTTGAAGGGTTCAATAATTAAATGCTTCGAGTTGTTGCGGTCGGGAATAAAAACGAGATTGAACATCTTTTGAATTCCGGAGATGAAATCAATCTGTTTGATTTCGGGCATATTTGCGGTAACGTTTACACTTCCTCCGGAAGATACATTTGAGATGTACGGAACTTGCCACCAAGTTGAGAGGTTAGTAACTTCCCCGTCACCATCGAGCGCAAGAGTGTGGCTTGAATTGTTTACTGTATATTGAAATTCAACGGTATCTCCCGTATTGAGTATAAAGGGAGGCGATAGTTGAGCGTGGGTGATATTATTAAATAACTCGCTCGATAAATCATCAATGAACGTCCAGAGCTCATTGCCGTTTTTGGATAGCCTCATAGAGACGCTGTCGCCCGTATCGTGATCCATTCTTCCGTATACGTTCGTTCTGAATCGGTAAAAACCGCGATAAGGAGCGGTGAAGGTTGTGGCTGAAGTAAAATTGTCTCCTTCATCAAAGAAATTACCGGACTCACCCCATGCAGTTATACTTGCAAAGTTTGGATGTGAGTTCAAATTCGTGAGATTGCTATTTAATCCGACAAGCATCAAATTGGCTCCCTCTATGTCGTTGTCAATCGGGGTTAGATTCCCGTTGTAGAGCATTAAATACATATCATCTGTGTCCCTTAGAAAGAACTCAGAGTCGTATGTGTAGCCCGCTGTCGTTAGAATCTTATCCAATACACTAGAAATCCTCATGTACGGGGTAAAGTCGCCCGTTTCCAATGGGTTTGCTGCTGTCCAAATGTTGGAGATTGTCCAATTCTGCCCCTTGTCAGGTATGCCGTATTTTATTTGACCAGAAGACAAAGTCCCCGCCCAACTTGCCTCAAGGTTGGTGGCTGTCAAGTCGTGGTCAAAAGAGCTGAAGTCTAAATCGGTCAGCATCCCGTTCGCGATATCTTGAGATAAATTTGCCGTCTCCCCGAATACAGCGATTTCAACGTCCGCATATTTTCCTTTCTGTATGTAAACCCCTTTAACCTGGGCAAAGCCCCGCATGACGGGGATTGTGTTGTAGGTGAGTTCCGCATCGACTTTTACCTTCGGATACCATGTAGTAATGAGACCGAATTCATTCACCGCCCCGAAGTAATCTTGATTCTTCTTGGTCAGTGGTACGCGGAAGGTCTGCGAGAAACTCGAAGCCGAAGAGTTGATTTTTTGAATATCGCTGAATTGATACGAGAGGTTGACCGGCTCGTTTTCATAAAGTTCAATTTCGCTTCCTGCAAGGGTGAGTCTTAGCATCGGATAATTTGTGCGAGTTCTACATTAAACGAGACGACGAATATCTTCGAAATGGTGTCCTCTTCGATTGCCATCGAGTTCGTTTGAATGGTCACGGGAGACCAAGTTCCATCAATTCGAGCCATGACATTCTTTGACCTCATGCAGTATTGCATCAAGTTCACTTCTTCAAGAGTCAAAATGCCATTGAATTGATAGCTCTCTTTCGCTTCGAGTTGGTAAGGCTTGATTTGTCTTGCGCTTGGAGACAAAGCAAATTGCGATCCGTTATAGTCT